CTGCGGAGCCGATTACAAAGAATCTGAAGGAACTTATTGCTGCAACGCAAGGATATCTGAAACAGGATTATGTTACGAATGCCACGACCATTCGGCATTGGACGGATATTGGTGTGATGATTGCGATGAAAATTTCACCACTCCGGTAAAACAACAAAAGTTGTACAATCCTATAACACAAGGAAGTTTTAGGATGATGTTCGGCTTTCAGCAACCAATGAAATACAGACCAAGAATAAATAAAATAACACATGAAAAAAATATTAATGCTAGTTGGGAATTACGGAACCGGCAAATCAACACTGATAGATAAAAAGATTCTTGATATAAAAGACGAGGTGCTTTTACAAATCAGCAAGCGGTGGTGGGTACTAGGTACCACTATCAATGGAGCGGACAGCGTAAGCAAGTTCAATAAAGATGATATGATGAAAAAAATTGAGGCGGCTAGGGTTGAGGGAATTATTATTGCTGGTAATTATTATTGCTCACAAGCAGACGTAAAGCGGTTGGCTAGGAACAACGATGTATCCATAGTGTATCTAAAGACCTCATTCGCAAATAACGCGCTTAGAATTGCTAAAAGGGGCAACCTAATCAATCCGACTACCTTCAATCAAAAGCTGAAAAGCCATACCAACCTAATGAGAGCCTCAAAAAATATAGCTAAAATCAAGATACTTGATAACAACAGAGGTTTGAAATCCGTACAAAAAGACTTCAATCAATTATTAAATGAATTATGAAAACAATAGAATTACTGAAAGAGCCGCACGGCTCAAAAGTAGGACACAAGTGCGACAACCTCGAGCCGAACTTATTTGAGGACGCAATTTTCACTGAGAACGGAATACCGGTTGGATTTTATATCAGGAGCCTACCCAAGCCGGCGGCACAATATCTAGCCATTGCTAACAAAGAATTTCGTACAAAAAAAGTACCAAAGAGCGCAATGAATAGGTCAAGCGGTGAAACAGGCGACACTGAAAAAGTTCAGCAGTACAGCACTATCATAGGAAGCGTACAACCAAGACCTCACATGGGTAGACCGGAACCAAGAGTGAGCTCAGTACATCAGAGTAAATCAGCAAGGACCTTTATAAAAGCAATGATTTTACTGGCGCAAGAATCTCTCAAACTTATCAAAAAACATACGCCGGAATTGTACGAATCACATGTAGACGCGGTATCAAAATCAATACCGGAAAAATGGCGGTTTGCGGAATACTTTTCATCAAGCATATCAAATTATAATATTGCTGCATCGTATCATAGGGACGCCGGAAATGTAACTGGTAGTTTAAATGTAATTTGTACGAAACGATGGATGAGCAGTGGCGGTAATTTAAGCATACCGGACTACGGCGTTGTGATAGACCAATGCGACAACTCAATGATAGTGTATCCGGCTTGGAGAAATTTACACGGAGTTACACCGATTATACCTCACAAGGAAGATGGTTACAGAAATTCGTTAATTTTTTATTCACTGAAAGCATTTGCTAATCATGGGTCAAGGTAGAAAAAAAACACCGACAAGAATCAAGGAACTCAGAGGCACTACAAGACCGGACCGAACACTGGACAACGAAATGACAGTTGAGGTTGTTTCGAATATACCGGAGCCGCCAGAATGGTTGTCTGTGATAGGCGCTGAAGAATGGGATAAGGTTTGCGCCGAGTTACACAACAAAGGTATGCTATGCGAAATTGACTTGAGATTGCTTGAGGCGTATTGCAACGCAATTTCTTTACACATAGAAACCGAAATGATGTTGCGTAAAAAAGGACGTATTCAAGTGTTCAAAGATGAAGAAGGTAATATCAAGCACGCACAGGCGTTGCCGTTTCAAAAGATAGCAAATGACGCACTTGATAGAGCGTTGAAACTAGCGACTCAATTTGGATTCACTCCTTCATCAAGGACCGGAATCTCATCACCAACAATAAATATTCAGCAAAATAACTCACATAACTACTTTGATTGATGTACGAATTTGACGACACAGCAGCAGACAGAGCAGTGTCCTTCATTGAGGATTTTATAACTCATACGAAAGGCGAAATGGCTATGAAAAAAATGAATCTTGAACAGTGGCAAAAAGACGATATTATCAGACCATTATTTGGTTGGAAACATAAGGATACCGGCTTGAGAAAATACAGGACTTGTTATGTGGAGATACCTAGAAAAAACGGAAAGTCTACACTGGCGGCAGCAATAGCATTATATATTCTCTTTGCTGACAATGAACGCGGCGCTGAAGTTTATTCTTGCGCTGGAGATAGGTCACAAGCTAGTATCATTTTTAACATAGCGAAATCAATGGTAGAAAATTCTCCAATACTAACCTCAAAAGCACAAGTGTACAGAGCGTCTATTGTGAACCCTAGTAAAGGTAACACATACAAAGCATTATCGGCAGACGCGAAATTACAACACGGACACAACGCTCACGCTATTCTCTTTGATGAATTACACACGCAACCGAATCGCGAGCTATGGGATACAATGAAAACCTCTACCGGAGCAAGGAGTCAACCATTGTTAATTGCTTTAACCACCGCCGGTGCTAGTAAAACAGATGGAAATATTTGTTGGGAAATGCACGATTATTCAGTGAAGGTACGTGACGGAGTAATTACTGACGACGCGTTTTTGCCAGTGATTTATTGTGCTGATGACGATGACGATATGCTTGATGAGGCTACTTGGGAGAAAGCAAATCCCAACTACGGAATCAGTGTAAAAAAAGATTATATAAAAGCTGAAGCAAAACTCGCCAGTGAACTACCTTCATACGAAAATGCTTTCAGAAGGCTACACCTTAATCAGTGGACTACAAACGAAACTAAATGGCTCAGTGATAGACAGTGGATGGATTGCGATAAACCACTGGACCTTGATTACTTGCTGGGTAGGGAATGCTATGGCGGTCTTGATTTAGCGTCCACAAGAGATTTATCGGCTTTGACTTTAGTATTCCCAATGGATGACGGAAGTATTCACGTGATTCCATTTTATTGGTTGCCGGAAATGACCGCCACTGAAAGAGGCAGAAAGGATAAGGTGCCATATGTGGAATGGGCGCGTCAAGGATATATTCAGCTCACTGAAGGAGATGTTCAAGATTATGATTATATCAGGCATACAATAAACGAATTAGCACTGAAATATAGAATCGTATCAATTTCATTCGACAGATGGAATTCAAGTCAATTAGTGAACAACCTTCAGGACGATGGGGCGACATTAACACCATTCGGTCAAGGGTACGCGAGTATGTCCGCTCCAACAAAGGACTTGGAAAAAATGGTACTAAAGAAAAACGTAGTTCACGGCGGAAATCCAGTGTTGAGGTGGCAAGTACAAAACGTACAACTCAGGACAGACCCAGCTGGAAACGTTAAAATTGATAAAGCAAAATCCAGTGAAAAAGTGGATGGTGTTGTGAGTTTAGTTATGGGGATTGGAGAATGGATGACAAACGACACTGGAGTTTCTATATACGACACAAGGGGAATTATAGGAATATAATGAAAAGATATCCACAAGAAATACTTGATATGCTCAAGCCAGAGGGATTTGATAAAAGATATCATTATCATTGTAGGATTGCTAAAACTTATCAGGCAGCGTACGAATTAACTGAACTTGAATTTTATGATTACTACCAGATGAGGCGGTACGCGTCTTTCAACTCTTTCAGAGTGAGCCACAACAAAAGACTAATCGGCTCAATTTTAAACAATCGTAACAATTAGCTATTGCCTAGTGTATATTGTATTGAATTCTTATAGATAATTGCGTAGGCGCACTAAAAAGCGGCTTAAACGACAAAAATGAAACTCATTTACACTCCGCTTAAATTAAAATTTGTATTTTTGTAAAAATAACGAACAGCAATCAATGGGTATACTAAACCGAATCAGTGGAATATTTAGTTTTTCCGAGAAACGTAACACAGCGCCGTACATAGACCCAAAGACTTGGATGCAAAACGCAGCCTCTGGAGCAGTTGTGAATAAAGATACCGCGTTGTCGTTTACTCCGGTTTGGTGCGCGGTCAAACTTTTATCTGAGAGTGTATCACAGATACCTTTAAACGTTTGTGAAAGAACTTCTGATGGTGACGTAATCAAGTTAGATGACCATCCTCTAACAAGGATACTACAAAGAAATCCAAATTCGTACCAAACAAAAATTGACTTTTTTAGCAAGGTTATGGTCGACATGTGTCTTGAAGGTAATTCTTATGTGTATATTGAGCGTAATGGCGCCGGCATCCCTATCGATTTGTATTGCATGGACGCGGATAAAGTTGAGGTGATACACACAAAAGAAGGTTTGTATTACACTGATAAAGATAGTAAAAAAACATATTCATCAGAGGAGATTTTACATTTCAAGAGTTTATCAGTGGACGGATACAAAGGTATTTCACCGATTAAACAATGTAAACAAGCAATTGGTTGGGGTATAGCAGTGGAAACTTACGGAAATACATTTTTTTCCAATGGAGCGAAG